CAATGTGATGCTGGGAAAGTATCACCGGGACCGTACAAATGTTTGGGAGTATCCAGGCATCAACACACTTTCGCGGCAGGGAGATGAAGGCAATCTGCTCGCGGTTCATCCGACCTGTAAACCGGTCAATTTAGTTGCTGATGCAATATTGGACTGCTCCGCACGGGGCGACATCGTTCTCGACTCCTTTCTCGGATCCGGGACGACGCTAATTGCGGCCGAACGTGTGGGCCGTATCTGTCATGGTATGGAGCTTGATTCCCGATATATCGATGTGGCGATCAGGCGGTGGCAAAAACATACAGGAGATCACGCCATTCATGCAGAATCCGGCAAATCCTTTGATGAACTTACTGCACTAATGGAGGCCGGCCGTGAATGATAAAAATGCCGAGGATTACGAAGTCGGCTATGGCAAGCCGCCACGAGAAAGTCGTTTTGTACAAGGACGTTCCGGCAATCTGAAAGGCAGGCCTAAAGGCGCTAAAAACCTTGAGACGATCGTGAACAAGGTAGGGAAGCGCCGGGTCAAAGTGACCGGAAAACATGGCACGCGCTCGATGCTTGCCATTGAAGCGATGGTATACCAACTCAGCGTGCAGGCCCTTTCTGGCGACATAAGAGCGATCCGAGAGTATTTGCAATTGCATCGGCAAGTAGCCGAGTCAGATCAGGCAACGCTGCTGGCCCCAGTTTTTCATGAGCGCGATCACATGGTTCTGGAAGGCATTCGACAAAGAATACAACTGGCAAGAGATTCGGAATCGACTGCGCCAACAGATGCGACTGGACCTGAACCGCCGCCAGAGGAGAAATAGATATGTCATCACTCTCTCATGCCGAATACGAATTCATTTTGCAACGTGATCTCATGAGCTTCGTGGAACGGTCTTTTTACGAACTCAATCCCCAAGCTCAATTCTTTCGTGGTTTTCACATCGAAGCCATGGCGGCGAAACTCGAAGCCTGCCGCCTGGGACATATCAAACGCTTAATCGTCAACCTGCCGCCACGGTCCCTCAAATCACATTGCGTGAGCGTGGCATTTCCTGGCTGGTTGCTCGGTCACGACCCAAGCATCCAAATCATCTGTGCCAGCTACGGACAGGACTTGGCTGACAAGCATGCGCGAGACAGTCGTACTCTGATGGCCAGCTCTTTATATAAGCGGCTCTTTCCCGCGACGCGGATCTCTCTGGAACGGCAAGCAGTGAATGATTTTCTGACCACGGCTCAAGGGTTCAGGATGGCCACATCGGTCGGCGGCGTGCTGACCGGAAGAGGATCTGACTTCATCATCGTTGATGATCCCCAGAAGCCGGATGAGGCGTTATCGGAAACCAGGCGTAAGAGCGTGAATGACTGGTATGACAACACACTTTTGAGCCGGCTCAACAGCAAAGAGACTGGAGTCATCATTATCGTAATGCAAAGGCTTCACGAGGACGATCTAGTGGGGCACGTGCTCGAGCAAGGCAGGTGGGAGGTCCTGTCACTCCCTGCAATCGCTGAAGAGGACGAGACGCACGTTCTTGAGAGTCCACTAGGACGACGGGTGGTGACACGCAAACAAGGGGAAGCCCTTCAGCCAGAGCGTGAATCAAAGGCCACGCTCATTAGCATGCGGGAAACGATTGGATCGTATAACTTCGCCAGCCAATATCAGCAGAGTCCGGTACCGTTGGGCGGAGCCATGGTCAAAACTGACTGGCTCAGGTATTACGAGCCGAATGATCTTCCGGAAAGGTTCAGCTCTGTCGTCCAGAGTTGGGACACAGCCAACAAGAGCGGCGAACTCAATGATTACAGCGTCTGCACCACATGGGGAGTTTATGATCGGCGTTATTACTTGCTGGATATCTTGCGAATGCGCCTGAACTATCCGGCTCTCAAACGTGCGGTCCGGGAGCAAGCGCGTCGACATAACCCCAACCGCATTGTGATCGAGGACAAGGCCTCGGGCACGCAACTCATCCAGGATCTAAAAAACGATGGGGTATTCGGTATTGAGCCATTCGAACCGCTTCCACACTGCGACAAGATCGTCCGTCTGCACGCGCAGACGGCGGAATTTGAGCGAGGTGGCGTGCTGCTGCCGCGTTTTGCTCCCTGGCTCGCCGATTATGTGCGCGAACTGACATCGTTTCCGGGCAGCAAGTATGACGATCAGGTGGATTCAACAACCCAGGCACTTGAATATCTACGGGGCGATTCACTCGACGTCTGGGTCAGACTTGCCCAGTAATGGCTCCGTGATCTGGGGGCTGATCGAAGAATGTTCGCCTAGGAGCAATCTCTTGACTGTCTGCCCAAGCAGAGCGTCAATGTCAGTGCCTATATAAAGGATAGGCTTTGAATGGACATTGGCGATCTTCTAAAAGCTCTTCCCGAAATGAATCGAACCGCCCTCTGCAAGCAATGGCAGGAACGGTTCAACAAGCCTGCACCGGACGGCGTGCGTAAAGAACTGCTGGTGCGCATGCTGGCCTATCGAGTTCAGGAGCAAGCCTTTGGTGGCCTGAGCGCACGGTCTCGTCGTCGCCTCGATGAAATGGCAGCGGCCATTTCAAGCGACCCAAAGACTGCTGTCGAAAGCATGGCGAGAACGAATCCAGGTACGCAGCTGATCCGGTCTTGGCAGGGTAAGACTCACACGGTGACCGTCCAGGAAGCTGGGTATCAATATGATGGTCGCCGATACCGCAGCCTCTCCGAAATCGCTCGGCACATAACCGGGACACAATGGTCAGGACCGCTCTTCTTTGGTCTGAAACCCCGCAGAACCAAAAAGGGACCAGAGAATGCCAAATGAGAGCAGGTCAATTATCCGCTGCGCCATTTACACTCGTAAGTCTTCTGAAGAGGGTCTGGAGCAGTCTTTCAATTCCCTGGAAGCTCAACGCGAGGCATGCCAAGCATATATCGCAAGCCAAAAACATGAGCACTGGCGGGGTATAGCAACCCACTATGATGATGGCGGCTACTCCGGTGGCTCAATGGAGCGTCCGGCTCTGCGCCAACTGCTTCAGGATATCGATGCCGGCAAGATCGATACCGTCGTTGTTTACAAGGTAGATCGCTTGACCCGATCGCTGGCCGATTTTGCCAAAATCGTTGAGCGGCTTGATGCCCGTCAGGTCAGCTTCGTCTCGGTTACCCAGCAATTCAATACGACTACGTCCATGGGGCGCCTCACGTTGAATGTTCTGCTCTCCTTCGCGCAATTCGAGCGTGAGGTGACGGGCGAACGCATCCGCGACAAGATTGCTGCCTCAAAACGAAAAGGCATGTGGATGGGCGGCACATTGCCTGTTGGGTACGACCTTCGTGAACGCAAGCTGGTGGTCGACGCGAAGGAGGCCGTGCAGGTGAAAAGGATCTTCGAGCTGTATTTGGAGTTGGGCTGTGTGGCGAAACTGAAGGACCGGCTGGACCGAGAAGGCTTGCGAAGCAAAGTGAGACGGAGCAAAGCCGGACAAAGATCGGGCGGAAGCTCCTACTCTCGAGGTGCACTGTACTGCCTCTTGCAAAATCCTATTTATGTGGGAAAGGTGCGTCATCGTGATGCGATCTACGCCGGGGAACACGCAGGGGTTATCCCTGAGCAACTCTGGGATAAAGTCCAGGAACGCCTCAGAGCCAATTGCAAGACGCGCCGTACGGGTAGTAACGCCAAGTCCCCAAGTCTTTTGGTGGGGCTGCTCTTCGATCCCGACGGAAACCGATTTACGCCGTTTCACGCTGACAGGAGAGGCAAGCGATATCGCTACTATGTATCGCAGGCAAAAATCCAAGGCCGGTCCACTGGCCATGGTAGTCCGATCAGGGTGCCTGCCAGGGATATAGAGGAAATTGTCTGCAGCAGAATCCAGTCGCTTCTCAGGTCACCTGAAGAGCTTCTACACGCGACTGGCGCGGAAGGGAATGATGCTGCCGCTTGCAAGTTGTTCATCACGGCAGGGAAGCATCTTGCAAAGACGTGGCCTTCCAGATCAACGTCCGAACAGCGCGAATTTTTGTGCAACGTGATCGGGCGAATCGATGTGCACGAAACTGAGCTACAAATGGCGGTAGTCCAGTCCGCGTTACGGGCAGTCTTACTTGGCGAGCAATCCGCTCACGATGGCAAAAGCCTGCAAGATGTTTTCACAATCACCATCGACGCCCGAGTCAAACGTTGCGGCTGGGAAGTGCGACTAGTTGTTCCGGCCGGAACCGGCACCCAGATGCCAAATCGACCTGTGCTGCCGTTAATCAAAGCGGTCGCCCGCGTCCATCGTTGGCCGGAAAAGATCATGTGCGGAGAATTTCAGAGCCGGCAGTCCATCGCACAATTCGCAAAAGTTGATCAGCGCTACGCAGGCCGCATTCTTCAATTTGCGTTCCTTGCTCCTGATATCGTTGAGGCTATCCTTGAAGGCCGCCAACCGGCTGATTTGACAGTGCAGAGGCTCTTGCGCGGCTTCCCGCTCAGTTGGGCCGAACAGCGGAAGGAGTTAGACTTTGTAAGTGAAAGCTAGGCCAGAGCACTCGCTTTGACGTTGACCTTGTAGCGGGTGGCGTTTCAATCCACGCGCCACAAGGCGACGCAATTCCACGTTGAGCCGCAAACCGTACCTCATGCTATTTCAATCCACGCCCGAGGAACGCGCCACCGAGCTAGCGGCTGTACCTGCCCAGAGAGAGGTTTCAATCCACGGCCGCGTAGAGAGCGCAACTATCTCCCCCAATCGTGCCCAAAAGTTCACGAAATCGCCACTCCTGTTTGGCCGTGAATGAAGTCGAAGTTTCAATCCACGCGCTGCATCGGCGCGAAATGCGAGGCGATGCGCAATTCTTCTGCATGTGAGATTGGCGCGCAGCTACTGAGCACCTCCTTGTTTCAATCCACGTCTCTCATATGGGACCTCGTCTTCGCTCGCGGGTGGCAGGTTCACTCCGCGCGCGTTCGCCTGAGCACCAAGGATCACTGTACGAGTTGGCGCCTACTGTACCCTTGTTTCAATCCACGAGTCCACATAGAGCGCGAAACAGGTTTGTCGTCACCAAAGGGAAGTCGCTGACTGCGTTTCAATCCGAGCGCCCGCTGGAGCCAACGGCCTTACGTCCACCGGTAAAAAGAAGCCAATCATTTCAATCCACTCGCCCACGTGGGTGGCGACACCAGTTTTCCGGCGACATCAATACGCCGTTCGGGTTTCAATCCACGCGCCCACGTGGGGCGCGACCGAAAGTTAATGGAGTGCTTCTTCCAGTTCAACGTGTTTCAATCCACGCGCCCCATACGGGCGCGAACGCGGCCCAGTGCACGTGATGCCTAACCTGCAATGGTTTCAATCCACGAACCCGCATGGGCGCGACAGCGCCAGGGTTGAAGCCCGTGCCGACTCGCACGTTGTTTCAATCCACACGCGCGCATGAGCGGGACGAAAATCGCCGGATATTACGCGACGGCGTTCTGGTTTCAATCCACGCGCCCACGTGGAGCGCGACTTGATGCGCTCAAAAATCGTGCCAGTGCGAACCGTGTTTCAATCCACGCGCCCACGCGGGATGCGATAAGGGTTCTGCGCTCCATGGAGGTTGATCTTGTCGTTTCAATCCACGGTTTACGAGGAAGTCGCCAGACTCAAGAAATATAGCTCGCAAAATGAAGCCGTCAATCCTTGCGACCACGACGAACGAAAGCTCTGTTTGGTACTATTTTTCCACATATTCATCGATTATCCACAACCATTTATATTGATACGCTCATGTGTTGAAGTGCACTATGTAAGTGTCGTAGATGGTAACTTTATATGAAAACCTATCCTGTACAGCTTGAAGTTGCCGGACCAGCCGCCATGTGGACCAGACCCGACACAGGTGGAGCTTTTACCAGTTATCCAGCTCCGACATACTCTGCTGCAAAGGGAATCTTCGAATCCATTGCAAGATTGAAGAGCGCTTACATCCGTCCAATACGCGTAGAAGTCTGTCGGCCCCTGCAGTTCCACCGCTATGCTACGAATTATCGGGGACCGTTGCGGAAAGCTAATCAGTTGAAAATAGATGCAAGCTATCAACTGATAGCCGTCATTCTGGTCGACGTATGTTATCGGATATACGGGTCGGTGGAAGAGGCAACACCTTCCCCGGTCGCGACAAACCACTTGCATGCCCTTCAGGAAATGTTCATGCGACGGGTTTCCAAGGGGCAATGTTTCTCTGTTCTGGCCCTAGGATGGAAAGAATTTACCACTTCCTATTGGGGCCCTTTCCGCGATAACACGCA